GGTTATAAGGCGCCATTGATTGGCCGCGAGTGGGTGTGGGCGGTGCATGACTGCTGGACACTGGCGCGTGACTGGTACGCCGAGCAGGGCATCAAATTGCGTGACTGGGAACGCTGCGCCAACCCGGAAGACTTTCAGGCCAAGCCGTATTTTGATGATCGCTGGAAGGCGACAGGCTTCCGCGAGTTGTTGCCTGATGAAGAACTAGAAAAAGGCGACCTGCTGTTCATGAGCATCAGCAGCCCTGGCCTGAACCATTGCGCCGTGTACCTAGGCGATCAGATGGTGTTGCATCATATGCAAAGCCGTTTGAGTAGCCGTGACCTTTATGGTGGGTGGCTACTAAAATGCACTGGGAGGAGGTTGCGTCATGCTGCGTAAGATCAAGCTGTACGGCGCCCTCGCTAAGTTCGTCGGCCATCGCGTGCTGGAAGCGGACGTCGCCACTGCTGCTGAGGCGGTGCGCTTTCTGCTGACCAATTGGCCAGAGCTGGAAGCTCACATGGCGCAGCAGCACTACCGGGTCCACACTGGCGGCGAAGACCTGACCCTAGAAGACATCCACAACCCGATGGGCCGTGAGATCCGGATTGTGCCAGTAATGGCCGGCGCTGGCGCCATTGGGCGGATTTTGCTGGGGGTGGCGCTGATAGCTATTTCCTTCGGCGCAGCCAGCTTGGCGGCAGGTGCGGCGCTGGCTGGTAATTTGGCTGGCTTTGGCCTGCAGGCAATTGCGTATGCGACGCAGGCTGGCGTGATTCTTGGTGCTGCCCTAGTTGTTGGTGGCATTGCGCAGGTACTAACGCCAACACCGAAGACCGACCAAGACGAAGGCGATCCGCGCAAGAGTTTCAGCTTTAGCGGCATCCAGAACACCACGCGAGCTGGCGTGCCGGTGCCCGTGGTTTATGGCGAGATGCTGGTCGGCGGCATTGTTGTCAGTGCTGGCGCTGACATTGTGCAGGTGTCAGGCGTATGAGCATCTACGGTGCTGGTGGTGGTGGCAAGGGTAAAGGCGGCGGCGCCTTTCGTAAGTCCACAGAAGCGAAGGACAACCTTGATTCAACGGCTTACGCCAAGATCGTTGAAATCCTTAGCGAAGGTGAGATCGAAGGATTTGCCACGCCATCCCGCTTGGGACTGACACAAGGCACGACGCAATACATGAACGCGTCGATGAAGGATATTTACTTCAACAAGACGCGGCTGCTTAATGCCACTGCCGACAACACACTGCCGCAGGAATCTGACTTTAATTTTCAAAACGTCACCGTCGTGACCAAGTTTGGCACACAAAGCCAGGCCTATGTGCCAGGGTTTGATGCCATTGAGGAAGAGATTTCAGTTGGTCAAGACGTGGTGCTCGCAACGCCAGTCGTTAAAACCATTATCGACACTAACGTTAATGCTGTGCGGCTGACCATTAGTGTCCCGCTGTTGCAGAAGGTACTCGACAACGGCGACATTGTTGGCACGTCATTGTCCCTAGCGATTGCAGTTCGTTACTTCGGCGGCAGCTACACCACAGTCATTAACGACACCATTTCAGGCCGCACGTCTGATTTGTATCAGCGCGATTACATCGTTGATATTGCTGGTGCGTTTCCGGTTGATATCCGCGTTAGCCGCACATCAGCAGAGCCGACCAGCATCAAAGAAACCAACGCTTTTTCATGGTCTAGTTACACCGAGCTGATCTATAAAAAGCTCAAGTATCCGAACACTGCTTACGTCGCTACCCGTATTGACGCTGAGCAGTTCAGCAACATCCCGCAACGCGCCTACAAAATTCGTGGCATAAAGGTTGCCATCCCAAGCAATGCAACGGTTGATCTAGAGACCGGCAGGCTCACCTATTCGGGCATTTGGAATGGCACCTTCGGCGCTGCTGCATGGACCAGCGACCCCGCCTGGATTCTGTGGGATTTACTTACCAGCAAGCGCTATGGATTGGGTGATCACATCCAGGCCAACACATTAGACCGGTGGGCATTTTTTCAAGCTAGTAAGTATTGCGCTGAGCTGGTATCGACTGGCCTAAATGACCCAATCAGCGAGCCACGGTTTAGCTGCAATGTCAACATCCAAACGCAAGAAGAGGCGTACAAACTGATCAACGATATGTGTTCAGTGTTCCGCGCCATGCCTTACTGGGCGGCTGGATCGCTGAGCATGATGCAAGACCGGGCAGCAGATCCGGTTGCGCTGTTCACCCTTGCCAATGTCAGTGAAGATGGCTTCACCTACGAATCCAGCAGCCTGAAAACCCGCTCAACTGTTGTTGTTGTTGGCTGGCTCAACCTGGAGCTGGGCGACATCGACCGGGAAGTGGTGGAAGACCCTGAAGGCATCGCCCGTTATGGCGTGGTGACCAAAGAGGTCACGGCATTTGCAACCACCAGCCGGTCACAAGCCCATCGCGTAGGCGAGTGGATTCTCTACTCCGAACGCTACGAGACAGAAGTCGTCAGCTTTACCACCAGCTTGGAGAACGGGATCATCGTTCGACCTGGTGCTGTCATTAACATTGCCGACCCTGTTAAGTCTGGCGCTCGCCGTGCTGGCCGCATCAGCAGCGGAACCGCATCGACCGTCACGGTTGACAATGCAACAGATTTGCCCAGCACCGGCACACTCAGCGTGGTGCTGGACGATGGCATCGTTGAATCGCGCACCATCACAGACTTGACCGCTGGCGTGTACACAGTCACGCCGCCGTTCAGCATGGCGCCACAAAATGGTGGCGTGTGGATGGTTGAAACCAGCGACATCCAGCCAACGCAATGGAAGGTGCTTGGTATCCAAGAAGAAGAGGGCATCAACTATTCGATCACAGCCGTCAGTTACAACAGCAGCAAATACGACTATGTGGAGCGCGGCGCACCACTTGAAGCCCGCGACATCACCAACCTGAACGTGCCACCTGCAACGCCGCAGGATTTGACCGGCACTGAGATTCTGTACCCGCTCAACGGTCGGGTCACCACCAAGCTGGCACTTACATGGAAGGGTGTTCGTGGCGTCAATGAATACAAAATTCGGTGGCGGCCAGAGTTTGGCAACTGGACAGAAGTGCGCCAATACGGCCCGCTGTACGAGATCGAGGACGTTACAACCGGAAACTACCAGGTGGAGGTATACGCCATCAGCGCAACGCAAATCATCAGCAGCGCACCGGCTGAAATGATGTTCTCGGTGACTGGCGTTGGCGCACCACCAGCGGACGTAACAGGCGTGACGTTGGTGCCGATTAACGAAAGCACTGCGATCATTCAATGGAATTTAGCTACTGATCTTGATGTGTTGATTGGCGGTGAAGTGCTAATTCGCCATGACCCAAATGATGTGGCTACCGCCGAATGGGCCAACAGCAATGCCATCGTACAAGCCGCTGCGGGAAATCAAACCCAAAAGCAGGTGCCACTGCTGCCTGGAACGTACTTTATTGCCTTCCGCGATCAATCCGGCAATCGCTCTACCACGCCAACGCCTGTTGTCGCCATTCTGCCTACACCGCAACCCCGCTTGGTAGTCAAGACATGGGCAGAAGAGCTTGAAAGTCCAAAATTTAATGGGGTTAGCGACAATCTTGGCTATGACGCTGGACTCGACGGTTTGTACTTAGACCCAACTATTGGGCTGACCGGTCACTATGTTTACGAAACAACATTAAATCTTGGCGGTGTTTATGATGTAAATTTACGTCGCCGTATTGTCAGCACTCCCGTTGACCCAGGGGGGTTATTGTTTGATGATGTTATCGGTCTTTTTGACGATCAACCGGGCGACTTTGATGGCAACAATTTAGACTTTGTAAACGCTGTTACATATGTCCGCACCAGTAACGAAAGCACCACTGATGCACTTCTAACCGAAGACGGCTCTCGCTTGCTTGCAGAAGATGGTTACTTGTTAATCCTCAACACACTCAACGCAATCCTTACAGAAGATAACGATATTTTGCTGCTTGAAACAGGCTATGCTTTTATCACCGAAGAACTGGAATTTACACAGTGGAATGAATACGCCAATGCGCTGGTGCGTGGTCGTGTCATCCAACTTAAAGTGGAAGGCGCAACTGAAAGCAGCCAAGCTGGATTGCTTGTGGCAGAGCTTGGCGCTACTGCTGAACTCCAGCAGCGGACTGAGCAAGGTGGTCCTTATTTTGATGGCGCTAGCGGCACTATATCAATCACCTTTGCTGACGCATTTTACGCCGCGCCTGTTGTTACGGTCGTACCTTATGATTTGAATAGTAATGATTCGATTACTATCAGCAACGTAAGCCGCACCGGGTTTAATTTGGACATCCAGCACGGTGGCTCGGCTCAGGACCATACGTTCATTTACACTGCTACTGGCTACGGCAAGGAGATTCCCTAATGGCGCAAGCTGACCAGACCGTTCAGAACGATACATTCCCAACGGTTCGCGCTGACATCAACAACAACCTGGCCGCACTGTTTTCGGCTAATAGCGGCGGCACCGCGCCATCCACCACGGTGGCGTTCATGGATTGGATTGATACCAGTGGCGCCAACCCGATCTGGAAAAAGCGCAACGCTGCCAATAATGCATGGATCACGCTT